GGGGATTTCGGATCGGTGGACACTCTGCGTTTTATGGTTGTAACATAAATGTATATGGGATTTTATAATGGCAGGTAGTTTAATAAAAGTAAATGAAGTAATTGTAGATACAGATGTAGCAAGTGTTACCTTATCTGGTATTGATACAACATTTGAAGTGTATCAAGTTGTTTTAAGTAATGTAGTACCGGCAACAAATGGACAATCTTTAAGAGCTAGAGTTACAAAAGGTGGTTATGTGCAAACCGACAGTAATTATGATGAGGCAAATGTTGGGATCAGAGCAGATTCTTATGCTTTTAACGATCAAGTTGCACAAAACGCAAGCTATTGGAATAAAGTAGGTGGTTGGAGTACAAGCAGTTCAAGTGGCTCAAGTGGAAATGCAATATTGTATCTTTTTAATTTTCAAAATGCAGAATATAGTTTTATTACATACGAATGTTCAACTATTTTTTCAGGAAACTGCATTGGCACACAGGGTGGAGCAGTACATACAGTAAATACTGCTAGTGATGGAATAAATTTTTATTTTAGTTCAGGCGATATTGATAAAGGTAATTTCAGTTTGTATGGATTAAATAAGTAAGTATAAGAAATATATAGTAAGATAGGAGTAATATGGCATTAAAAACAATAGAACAATTTAGGACTGAAGCAACTGCTGAAGTAGAGGCTGAAAAGCCTTTATATGGGCAAAGTACAGAAAAAGGCAGATATGAATTAGGCGATTCTGATTATGCACAGATTATTGAAGATAGAGCACAGTCAAAATTAGATGAGCAAAATAATGGATATGCAAGAGCAAGGCAATTAGCCTATGCAGCTATACCAGATCAACTTGATATGTTATATCATGATATGACAGCAGGAAAAGGCGATAAGACTGGTGATTGGTACAAAGCCATTAAAAAGGTAAAAGACGATAATCCAAAACCTAGCTAATAACTAATAAATAGATATACTTGCGTTATGGAATCTTTAGAAGATTTTACAGAGAAACAGGGTGGCGTATCAGGTCATAAAGCACAAATGAGATTTATACTCAAAAACAAGAAAGCTAGAGATATATTTCTTGAGATTGCAAAAGAGGCAGAAGAAAAAAACATATCTGATACAATCGCAGCACAATATCTTGTAGAGAAATTTGATTTATTTTCACATCTACATTACAACACAGTAAGAAGATATTTTAAGGATTACAGGTATGGCAGAATCAAGTGATTTAGACAAATTCAAAGAAACTGTTTACGACAGATCTCCTTATCAACGCAGAAAAAGAATACATCCACAGGGTTATGAGCCCGGCTATAAGTTTTCAGAAGAAACAAAATCAGGAGAGATTACATCATCTCCACAAAAAACAAATGATGTAGATTGGCAAGAGCAGCTTTCATCATACTTTGGTAAAGATGCACATAAATATCAAGTTGTTCCCGGAACAGCAGAGATAAGATTTTGGGATGCCAATATGGGAAATGGCGACATAGAGAGATTTTATTATTTCAAAGCAAAGATTGTTTCATCTGAAAAGTTTATGCCAGATGAAGATTTTAGAAAGCTCTTAAATCTTACTAAGAAAATAAAGCCATACGACAAAAAGAAACTAAAAAAAGGTAAATTGTTTACAGTTTGCATTTCAGATCTTCAAATAGGGAAACCGGGTACAGAACAAACTATTGAAAGATGGATGGCTGCAATACCAAAAATTAAAGAAGAAATAAAGCACATAAGAAAGACAGAGCCAATAAGTGAGATTTTGTTTGCAGGACTAGGCGATATTGTTGAGGGCTGTGGGCATTATCCCATGCAAGAATTTCAACTTGAGATGAATTTTAGAGATCAGCAAAAGGTAGCAAGAAGAATGATTTATACAATGATAAAAGAACTTACACCAATGTTTGATAAAGCAACTGTGGCATTCTGTGCAGGTAATCATGGAGAATATAGAAAGAATAGCAAAGCCTTTACCAGCTTTGGAGATAACAAAGATATTATGCTTGGGGAAGAGCTTTCAGAGATATTCAAAGAATCTCCAGCATTCAAAAAGAAAATAGATTTTTTGATGCCAGATGATGAATTAGGTTTGACATTTGAGAAATTTGATACAGTCATATCTTTATTTCATGGGCATCAAATGAGGAGAGGCACGAATCATCAAGCTAAAGCAAAAACTTGGTTAGCAGATCAGAGTTTAGCTAGATCCTTAGTTGCTGATACAGATGTACTTCTAATGGGGCATTTTCATTCATTTTCTGTATTTGATGCAGGTGGTGGCAGAATGATTGCCACAGCTCCTAGTTTGGATTCAGGCAGCCAATGGTTTGACAATGTACATGGTGGTAACGCTGAATCAGGAATCCTTACATTAGTTTTGGGTGGTAAAGAGAAGTGGAGTAAAATAAATGTTATCAGGTAATTATGAAACTTGAAGTTTTAAGATTTAATAGTGCAGATGATTTCACAAATGGAATCCTCTTTGATGTGTCTAATAATAAAAGAAAATTTCTCGCATACACATTAGAAGATGAGGCAAGAACAGTAAAAGTAGCAGGAGAAACAAGAATCCCATCAGGCGAATACAATCTCTCTTTGAGAAAAGAGGGTGGCTTTGATACTCGCTACAAATCAAAATTTTCATTCCATATAGGCATGATACATGTTGATGATGTACCTAATTTTAAATATATTTTATGGCATATTGGAAATGATGATGATGATACAGCAGGTTGTTTGCTTTTAGGTAAAACTTCACAGGATGGATTTATCGGAAGTAGTACAGTTGCTTATTCAGAGGTATATAAGTATGTAGCTCCTGTAATAGAATCAGGAGAAAAAGTAACAGTTAAATATATTGATTATGATGGCGATATTATTTCAAACAAAGCAACTGATTATAAACCTCCAGCAGAAGATAATGTATTAGAAGAATTGAAACAGATTAAGACAGAATTAACAGCTTTGAGAAAAGCATGGATCTTAAAAGGACTTCAAGTAGATTAGGAGAAAACTATGAAGAATAAACAATATTGGAAGTATATTTTTGATAAGGCTTTCAAAACAGGAGCACAGAGCTCGATCAGTTTATATCTCGCCCAAAGTTCAGGTTTGATAACTGCTGATTTATTAGAGCTCATTGGTGTAGCCTTTTTGACTGCTTTCTTATCAGTAATACAAAATGCACTTCTTATGAAAGAGCCGACAATCAAACTAGAGGATGCTTGAGTAAAACTTGGTTACAATTTAAGTTAGATATTCGCAATCTGTTAAAAATCTTTTATTACGATTTATTTGATTTTATTGAACATTTAGAAAAGAAAAACAACGAATCGTTGTTATACTTAGAGGAAGAACTTAAGGGATTATAGACTAGCAATAGCTTATAACTTTTAGGATTTTACTCAATAAAAAAGGGAGATCTTTGTAGATCTCCCTTTTTTTATGAATACCGGAGGTTGATACTCGTATATGTAGGGGAGTAATTCGGTATTCAATATATATATAGTACCTTACAACTTTGACAATTTTTTTGAAAATTGATGACAAATTTTTATTTTTGTGTATATACTCGTATTAGGAGGTTGATAAAATGGCAAAACAACTTAATAAAGTAAGTAGAGATGAATGCAAAGAGGCTATTGATTATCTTTTTGTTCAAGCATCTTTAAATAACATGAATAGTGATGAAAGATATTATACAAAAATACTATTAAAAAAAGTTGCAAATTCATACAATATAAGATTAGAAAATATTGATGAATTGAATGGATGGTAATATAAAAAATTTATAAAGGAGGTTGATATGAATAGAGCACAAAGGCGAAAAGCTAAAAGTAAAAAAAGCAGTTCTTTCAAATATGGAAAATTTCACGAAAGGATGCAAACTAAATGGCAATAACAAAACAATTACAATGGTGGAATCAAAACAAATATAAAATTAGAGAAAGAATAATAAAAAATTTTAATCTTCCAAAAGATTGGAAAGGAATAAAATAAAGGAGGTTGATATGATGATACAAGAATGGGTGTATCTTTTCTTGGCTCTATATGGTCTGTTATCTTTGATTCTTACTTTCTGTTATATATCCTTATGGGTATCAGAAAAGAGGCTCAACAGTAAACATGATTGGATGGGGCGATTACAAAGAGGAGAAACACTTACAAGAAAGAATATTTTTTAGATGGTAAATCTAAAAGATATTACAGAAAAAGAACTTATACCATGCAAAGATTGTAGTGGTATATC